TGAAATCGTAGTGATACGTTTCAGACGGCCTTATATATTGCGTTCCATCAGGGGCGCATATTCTTAATTCTTGTAAAGCCCCTTAACTAAGCCAGTGAAGGGGCTTTAATCATGCTTATTTTCTACACCGTAAATCCCGAACCAGTATCTTTTCCAAAGGCATATATCCTCAAAGTTTTCAAGGATATAAATGATGAATCTCAATGTGTCAAAACTCTTTGCTTTCCTGTTTCACATCAAACTTTAAAACACAAAGCTGAAAACGCTGCAAACGAATGCGGAAGACTTTTAGTAAGGGATTTTATGAATGAGGAATATGGCCGTGAAAGCTTGGGAAGATAAAGCCGTGGCGGTGGGCGCAGACATGGCGGACGCGTCAGCGGACGGCAGGGCTGCGGCAACCGCCGAAGGCTGCCCCCCTAGGCTAATAGGGGGGGAGCAAAATAAAACCCCTAATCCGAAGGGTTCGGAAAAATCGGATAACCAAGATTTTGAGTTTGAATATTTCAGCCATTTCGTATCGGATGGCAAAGGCAAATTCATCGAAATACCGTTAAGAAGAGGAAGGGATGACGGCGCATTTATTGACCAAATCACTTTTACGATTCACGAAGACAGTTTGCCCAAAGTAACAGGTAAAGGATTGGTATCAGATACAGAATTTGTTGTGAAGTATAGCGAGCTGTTAGAAGAAATTTTAGGTTTTGGCATTACCCAAAAACTACCGTTCAAAGGAAAGTTTTTCTATAAAAGCTGTTACCAACTCGGCCCGGATAACGTCGAATACGGCAAGGTTCATTATGGTGGTCAGCGTGAAACAATGCTGGTTGAATTGAATGGTACAGGTTGTCAGGCTGCTATACCCGGTTGGGAAAACAGACTGTATGAGTTTTTAAGTAAGTGCATACGTCCAAAAATTACCCGTGTTGATGTCGCCCATGATTTTTTTAACGGCGAATACACACCCGATCAGGCATTACTTGATCATGATAACGGTCATTTTGACGTTCATAACATGAGGCCAAAAAGCGAATGCCGAGGTACTGCATGGCGCAATGATGATGGTAGCGGCAAAACCTTTTATGTAGGTAAACGCGGAAATTCTAAATTTACACGTGTCTATGAGAAAGGAAAACAATTTGGCGATGTCAACAGTCCATGGGTCAGGTTTGAAACTGAATTTCGGGCAGGCGATATAGAAATCCCCTTAGATGTTTTGCTTTATCCCGGTTCGTATCTTGGTGGTGCTTACCCGATATGTTCGGCGATATTCAAAACAGAAGCTAAGCGGATGGATGCCAAGACAGAAACAGTAAATTTATCTTTCGATCACAAACTGTTTCATGCGCGTAATCAGGTTGGAAAGATGGTTAATTTCCTCCGTGATATAGGCTGGGATGATACAAAAATTGTCGATGAACTTGTAAAAGGCATTGAAGGTTATCCCAAAGGTTTACAACCTGAACAATACGACTGTAGAGATCAGACACAAAAGATTCAGTATATACACGAAGAGCAAAAAGCAATTGATGATTTGAACATGCAAACATTAGTTGATGATTTGCTTGATGAGAAAGAAACCGAATTCCCACAAGACAGGGAAAAACAACACATTAAAGACATCGAACTCGAAGAGAAAATTATTTCAAATTTTTTAAACAGTAAAGGAAATTCAAATGTTTGAGCAAAGCCAAGTAACCACATATCCAGCAACCCTCTTGGGAGCAAAACAATTCAAAGGCGAAATCGACGGTAACAAAATCGATTCTTGCACAGTTTTGGTAGCCAGCCCCATGCCTTCAAACGGCAATGCCGTGGGCTTTACCGCGGCAAGCATGAAATTTGGCGATAGCCATAATTTTGAAAAGCTGAAAAATCTTAAATTCCCTTGCGCGGTTGATGTAACCGTCGCCATGGAATCAACAGGTAAAGGTCTTGTTCCAAAATTGCTTGATTTTCAAGTTAAAGGCGCAACGCCAAAAGCCTAAGAAAGGCTGAATCATGAGTAAGTATCAGCAAAAATTTATTGTTCAAGAACTTGAAAATCATGAATTCATCTATCCCGATCCATTCGGCGATATTGGCTTTACGCCCAACATTAAATCTGCCGGTCAATATGAAAGCTATGAAGACGCTTTCAGTTCGGCGATTGAAGAAATCGGCGGCGAATTTTTAATTTTCAGTTTTTATACAAAAGAAGATTAAGTTTAAGAGGCTCGGCGGGCGGTCTCTAAAACCTTCACATAGCCCGCAAACACATTTTTTTAAACTTTTCGTAAAGGAAAAAAATTATGAATATCATGAAACTGAAAACCGCAGCGCGTAACGCCGCTGCAACCGTAGCAGTAGCCGCAATGTCTGCTCCAGCTATGGCAGATTCAAACTTGCTCGATACCGCTTCTACAGAAATCGGCGCACTGAAAACAGGTATTGTCGCATTCGGTGTTGTTGTTGTAGGCATTGCGATTGCTATCGTGTCAATTGGTCTGGTTAAACGCGTGATCAATAAAGCATAAGGTTTGATATGGGATATCGAGTAGGCCAAATCTGTTATGGTACGCAGATAGAAGCTCAAAATCATGTGATGTCCCAAGTCATTCCGACAATCGATAAAGACGGGGTGTTAAATCACCCTGTTTTTATTGGTTCGGCATGGGAATATCACGGAAGTCAAGTAAAACTCAACTTTCCTCAGTGCAATAATCAAGATTTTTATGATCAGGGTAGGGAGTTGGGACAGTCTATGTTACTTGCTTTTATAGGTTTATTTATTGTCGTAGTTTGCTTAAAAGTCGTAAAACTGGCCAATATGCAAAATGACGAATAAAAGGGAAAAGGAAAAATGAATGATACCCGAAGTTTATTTTATTCTCGGCGTTTTGCCTTACGCAGTCGCCTGCTTGTGCTTGTATGTTTTGGCGCGCAAGTTTTAAGTCCTTTAACAGCGTTTGCAGAAGTCGGCCTTCCTCCGCCGGTACAACATCAAAATGCAGGTTTCCCAAGTGACCAAGCCTTGCAACGTCGTGGCTACGATCCAAAAACAGGCATTTGGAAAGTTGATGTACAAAACAACGGCAAACCGACAGTAACTAAAAATGGCGGAAATATTAACGGTAGCCAAGGAAAAACCGTAACGGTTACAGGCCGATATGGCGAAACTGGAACAATGGGAACAACTGTTAATCAACGGGTGAACGTTGGTAAAGTTGAAACTGTATTGGGTGGGACATTGGCAGGTGCTACTGCTGTGGGTGGGGCTATTGGTTCTGATTATGCAGCTTGGACATATAGAGATATAAAAAATGGCGATTGGGCTATGGCTGCTCGTAATGGTGTTGGTGCAATTCTGACAGGTTTATCTAAACTGGATATTACTGGGCTTGGATCAGGAATTAATACTTTTTTAGATAAAACAGGATTAAGAGATGGGGCGTCACAAGAACAAATATCTAATGCGGTTCAGAAAGCAGCCCAAGCCCAACGCCAAGCAGAAGCCGAAGGCAACTATCAAAAAGCAGTAGCTGAAGCAGCAGCAAAAAAAGCAGCAGAAGCAGCACAAAAAGCGCAACAAAAAGACCAACAGAAGAAAGAAGAACAGAAGAAAGACGAAGAAGCAAAAAAGAAAGGATTATTGAAATATCAATTAATAGTAGAAGTCGATGGGTCATATTCAAACTATGTTTTTTATGCTCCAGATGGTTATAGATTGAGTGGTTCTGATGATAATACTTTAGACCATGCACCTGCTTATATGGGCAAATTTGTTTCATCCTACAATATTGATATAGGTAAATCCGCATCTCCATCACAAATTAAAGTAAGTACGCCGTCTGATAAGCATGTTTATGTTAGATGGACCTCATATAAAGAAGGTACAGTTCCCAAGTCCGAAGAAAAGAAAATTGCACAAAATCAAAGTGAAGTAAAAGCAGAAGATTTTATGCTGACACAAAAAGAAATTTTAGACATTCTCAAACGTATGCTTGAAAACAATCAGACAAACCATGCCGAGCTGATGAACCAACTGGCAAAAATGGGCGTTATGAATCAATCTGCCGAGCCAAGCACATTTAGTCCCGACACCGCACTTAGTGCGCCATATACACCTGAAGGCAGCAGCACTCCCCAACAGACAAGGTTTAGGATGAATCAAGA